GACCGGGATGCTTCCCCCAGTCCTGGATGATCTTCCGGCAAACGGCAGGGGTGTTGCTGTTCCTGGGGATATAAACCTCACCGATAACCCCTGTGCCGATGACGGGCTTATCCAGAAGGGTCGCCCCGTTCTTATCCTGCTCGTATTGCCCCGGAAGAGCCTGCTCTTGGCAGACGGCGCATACTCCCGGCTCCACGTTGAAATCGAAACAGAGGGCCAGATGCTGCCGGGGATCGTATTTCAGGGGCTTGCAATGCAGGCGCTCATCAAAGACATAATAGGCCCGGCCTTCGAAGGAGATAAAAGACCCCTCATACTCCTGGAGAAAGGTCAGTTCATCAAGGTCACGCTTAGCCGCCTCTACCTCGGAGGGAGGAAGGACATCGGAAGAGGGCCATGTATAAGATCCCCACTCGCTCTTTACTCCTTCCGCAAGCATCATTGCCTTTGCCGCCCGGTCAATTTCATAGTAGTGATTCCGGCCTTCCGGCACCCCGATCAGGTCACACCATCCCAAGCGGTCAGACAGGGAGGGCCGGACATTCGCAGCCCATGCAGTGGGTTTCATGTTTGCCAGTTCGTCAAGAACCCCCCCGTCCCATGGCTGGCCTTCTATCCGCTCAGGCTTGTCCATGCCCACGACCCATATTTCTGCGCCATTTATGATTTGGATCATCAGATTTGACTCGGAGGGACGCCGGGCAAGAAATTCTTTCGGCACAAGGGCCTTCAGGTCATCCCAAAAGATGCGGTGAGCCTGGTCACGGGTAGGAGCTGCGGCGAAGAAGCGGGGGACCCACTCGGTTGCGGCCTCCATGGCCATAATAACAAGCTTCCTCTTGGCCCGTTCCGTCTTGCCGGACCTTCTTCCTGCCGATACGACATTGAACCGGTGAGGGCTTTGGCTGTAAGCCTCTCCTGCCGGGTGCGGCCTGAATGGGGTCCAGCGATCAGGTAGCTCCATCCGTCCTCTCTCTCATGGCCCGTGCCTGTTCCCGCATCTTGGCGGCCAGAACATCGGGCGGGTCATCTCCCTCGGGGATTTTATCAAGGAACATCCCAAGATGCCGCCCGATCAACTCCAGGCTTTTAATCTTATCGTATAACTCAAACTCGTAAGTTGCATCAAGGACCTGATCGCCCTCTGGGGTTGATTTAATGACCCGCTTTTCTTTGACTTTTCTTATTATTCGACTGGCATGTTTTGGGAGAGTGTCAAGGGGGTTTGCCTGGATCATTCCACTTTCATCGATTCTTACAAAATCCGCCATGTCTGAAAATGCTATTAATTTCAACTCCTTCAACACCATGTCTTGGGTGACAATTACGCGGTCCTCTCTCTCCTTCATGGCTTTTTGAATTTCGACTTGAATTTTAGGTTTTTGAAGGTTTTCAAACCCAATAACGGCGGCTGTTTTCTGGCTATATCCAGCGCGGAGGGCTGCCTGCGTTGCGTTCAGGTCAATAAGATACTCTCCAACAAAACGGAGTTGCTTACCAGAGAGGGGCCTTTTTACCGTATCGATCTTCGCCATAAAATAAGAGTTTACTAAATTTACCGATTTGTCAAATTATTTCTTCACTCCTGCACCGTCCATGCTGTTCCGTTGGTCATCCATACCTGAACCCTAACCCCTTCCGGCTCTTTAATATCCAGAACGTACCGCCCCGGAATGTCACCCCCGGTCAGTCAGGTATCAGGCATGATGGATATTCGGTTAGAATAGGCGATGAACATTTCTGGGGTGCAGGGATAGACGTTATCACCTACAACGGTATATTCCAGGTCCACCGCATCTGGCCTGACCGACATCGCCACAACGTAGGTTGTCCAGGTGCCCGATTGGGCGATGTAAAAGAGTTTAGCGTCCGCCGCTGTTGCTAACAGCACCATTGCTAAAACTGCCAGTAGCTTCTTCATCATCCCCTCCTCTTCCTCCAGTCCGGCATATTTATTTTAACCGGGTTCATAATCGAAAGTCTTGACGCTATCCGGGCCGACAGTTTCCCCTCTATTTCCTCCAGGGTAAGGTTTGTTGTTAATATCGTCTGCCTGTCTTCCCTTACCCTGCGATCCAAGATAAGCTCAAGGGTAGCTATTGAAAACTCCGACGTTTTCTCGGCCCCAAGGTCATCCAGGATCAGGACCGGGCAAATTCCGTACCTGTTGATTAATTCCTCTTCGCTCTCCGTGGCTCCATCCCTAAAACATGACCTGATCTTCAGCAACAATTCGGGAACTGGAATGAAGATTGCTCCAGGTCCGATCTTCCCGGCCTCAATGCCACACCGAAGTGAAGCAATGGCAAGGTGGGTCTTTCCGCATCCCGTATTTCCGGTAAGGACAAGGCTTTCTCCTTTTTCGGCCATGGCCTTGATCCTACTTATGAGTTTGTCGTTGCCCTGGAAGTTCTCGAATGAGCAATCCCTGTACCTTGAAGGGAGGTGCATTCTTTCGATGGTAAAGACGGGGGCTTGCTGTGTTCCCCATGGTTCAAGGCTTATCGCCCGTTCCTTTGCCAACTTAATACATTTTTCCCCTATTTCCTCAAAACTCTTCAACGGGGTAAGGGGTTCCATCGCCTTTCGCTTTTCCAAAAGTCTCTCCTGGGCCTCCTGGATTTCCGGGTCTATTTCCATTGTCTCGCTCCTTCTTTTTCGCTTCCCACGTTCTGACGGCTGCCTTCCAGTCTTTCATTTTGTTTTTTCCTACCATCCACCCATTGCTTGTGTAGTGGTTAATCCATGCTTCTGGATCAATCCCTTTGTTTCTTTCAAGGCAGTATACGGAGACTTCCTCCAGGGAGGGTTTTCTGAAAAGTCCCCTATGTATTACTTTACTTTCCTTTACTTTACTTTCCTTTACTTTACTTTGGGGACAAATCTGCGTAGAAAGGTTAGTTGCGTGGGGTTTTAGTGCGTAGTTATCGGGCTTACTTGGGGGTAATGTGTGACGGGAACGGGTATAAACATCTGAAATGCCGTCAACGAAATTCTGGCTCCAGATAATTTTATTTTCCCACAAAACGGGATCTATCGCCTCCAATCGTGCGAGTAAATTCAAAATCTCTGTTATTTTATCCTCATCACACCGGGTTTTACTGCGTAGGTATTCCAGTTCTGATTCTTTGTTAAGGTCGATAAAGTGACATTGTGTATGACCGAGCGTTTCGAGTATTTTAAACCAGAAGGCATAGCCGTCATTCCCATATCGCTCTTCGAGAATGAACATCGTTTTCCCGTGTTCACATGAATGGGGGAAGTAGCTTACCGTATTCTTACGCGGTCTTGTCATCTCTTTTCTCCCTATCAAGTCCCCTTATCAATTCCTCAACGTCCTCAAAGGCAAACCTGTACGCCCTCTTGATATCGACTTCAAGAGAAGGCGTTAATTGCCCCGTTCTTTCCAAGTGGGTTAATAGCCTGGCGAGTTGTCGATTTTTTAACCGCTCGACTTTATCCATGCCGCGTCCTTTCCACCACAAAACCACACATTTCGGACTTTTGCAAGAGAATAATCTTCACCCATTCACCCCTCCCGCCCGTACTCCCTCATCTCTCATTATTGCCGCCCGTCTGTCTTTCTAAAACAATGAGCCTTGCCTTGGTAAAACCACAACGCTGCCATCCGGCGCATAGGTAGCAATACCCTGGATTCCGAGAAGCCACAGCCTCTTTCCGAATAAAAATGCGCCATAATTCCATCTTCGCCTCGCCCTCATTTGTGGCCCCGTCCTCCCGAAATCAAACCGGAAGCGAAGCCATGTGTCATCATTCCCGGCGACGATCCGCTTATGGTCCCGGATCATAATACGGATGATGCGCCGCCGGTGGTTGGCTGCGGTTATGGGTAACATCTTCATTCCTCACCTCTTTATCAACGGTTCAAATAATAATAGCTATCACATATATTCCAAACATCTCTTACAATGCGGAAAGAAAGCATAAAATCAGACGGCTTGTTTTCGTCATATATAATCTCCTCAATAGCCTCTATGATTGCGTTTCGTTCGGCAAGGGACCGCCTTAATTCTTCAATAACTCGCTCTTCTTCATTCATGTCTCCCTCTCCTTCCTTATGCCCCAAGAACACCCGCAACTGGTACACTTATTATTCCATCTGAATTTTCTACAGAACGGGCAGAAGCGATAATCAGGGCATCCGTGCAAGGGGCAATTCTCGCTTGGCTCCATTGCTCCCGAATAACAACTGCACGTTGGTGCCCAGTCTTTCGGACATTGCTTACTCATCTCTCCACCTCCTTTAGCCACAGGTCGGCCAATGCGTTCGGCAGGGTATCGGCGTATGTTTCGGCGTCCTCGTGGCCTATGAGGTTAACGAAAACACCGTCCTCCATGACAGATATCTCCATCCAGGTTCTCGACGTGGAGGGAACGGCCTTCTGTATCTCCGCAATCAGTTCCGTTACGATGGGGGCGGCGACCCAGTCAACGAGGGCGCAGTCGTTCAAGGCCCTTCGTAATTCAATTGTCCACCTTCCGCTATTGGCCCGCTTCACGTACAGAAATAGGGGTTCGTACTGCGAAAACCCCATCTCCCGCAACCGCTTGCATCTGTCTATGTCCGGCACGTGGTCATTCATGGTCGGCCTCCTCAACCGCCTCGTAGGTCTTCTCGAAGATGTCCGGCTTGCAGGGGTATTTCTCGCCGTTGACGCCCTTGATTATCCAATCGCCGGGCGATGCTTCCATGTTGCCCTCAAGGGTCGAAATAGTGATGTGGTTATATCCCTCACCCGGCAAGGCCTGGAAAGTCATCCCCAGGAAGTCGATAAGCTCCTGGGTCATGATCCCGTCCACCGGGAACCGCACCGCCTCTATGACGACCGGCTTCTTTCTGAATTTCGCCATAGTCGTTCCTCCTTTCTTAGATTTTACTACGTGGGAGGATTATTCCTCCTTCGCCTTTCTTAAATCAATCAGCCTATCATCAAGGTCTTTTTTGGCCTCCACTAACGCCAGGGCCGTACACGGGCCACAGGCATCAATAAGGTCGTTTAACATCTTTATAACCCGCCCGAGGCGGTGACTCTCGTTACTGCCTAAAGCGTCCACAAAGCCATTTACCCGCTTCGGATTATGCTCTCGGATACGGATGTATTCTGCGAGTTGTTTCATGCCTCATCTCCTTTCGCCGCATTATCCCCTGAAATTTTTCTTAGTTTACTTCCTCCGCACTCTGTACAGGTTTGTTGACCCGGTATGTCCAGTTTTACCATTACCTTCTTCTGGCAATCTTCACAAAACCCCTCTTTGGGCAGTTGCCATGATTGTGGTGACTGTGCCGCCACGTCTTTCCATGACTCTTCCGCCATGTGAGCTTGGCCTCGTCTATCCCGTGGTCCGTTATTGCTAAAAAAATATCTCATTTATATCTCCTTTACAATTTTCGATTTGTGGTAAAGAATTACGCACCTGTCAATGAATGGATCGTATTTTAGATATAATTCTGATGCGTGCTTCACGTTACATCTCCTTTCGCCGCTATCGCCCGGAGCAGGGCTTCGGGGAGGGTCTTGCAATAACCGGAGAAATGCAATTCTTCATCATGATAAATTAGGTTCGCTTCTTGTGATTTACTCCAACAGTTCACTCCCCATTCCCCAAGATCATTGCGAAACGCTTCCACCGCGCCCTTAATCATCCTGACCAAACACCGCTCGTCGTCGGAGTAGACGGGTGGTAGCCAGAGAAGGTACTTCCGCTTGCCAGTTGTATCTGCCAGGTGATCGAGAAACCCGTTTTCCCACCATATATCAAGACTGTTTTTAGAAGGTATTGCCAGAACAATACCAATACCATAGTGGTCATTGAAGACACGATCTCCAATTTGCCACTCCCCCTTGTACTTTTGCACCTTTCGATATAATCCAATCATTTCAGGGTTCATCGGTAGCCCCCTTCATGACCTTATCAAGTAAGGCAAGTCCCGCTTTCCTCATTTTTTGGTAATCGGGATTTGCCGGATCATTGTTAGGCCCGACCCATTCTTTCGGACTTTTGTCCAACGCCCGTTTCCACCTGTTCCACGATTCGTTCGCTCTCCATTCAGGGGTCATGATTTTATTAACTTTCCCATGTGCTATTTCCCGTAAGTCACGTTTGTCAAAAAACGATAATGCACTAAGGGCCAGCATCGCCCAATAACATTCATCGTGGGTAGGTTTATTGCCGCTTTTTGCCGCTTCTATAATTTCATATAAGGTTCTCATCCTCCATCTCCTTTCTGGTCTTCCATCTAATGACATTTACAAAGTCCTCCGTTGGAGGCATACGGGCCGTTTCTGCCGATCGGATCTTCCGAATTGTAATGTTCTCCTGGAACCCCGTACCACCCCTCACCGTCACCGCAACAGTCACACACCTGAACATCGTGATCGTCGTGATTTGCTATCCAGTCCAAAATAGCAAGCCCATCCGTCATGTCAGGAACGTCCTCTCCGTAAATATCGGGATCGATCTGGTCAAGGTTCAGGAACCCGGTGCCGTCACATTTGGTGCAGGTTATCGCCATCACTCACCCCCTCCTTTCTGGTCTTCCTCCCAAACCTCCAAACACATCTCCAGCGCATCCCCCAATTCCCGGAGCACCTCTCCAGGGGTCTTACCGAAGGCAGATATGCAGATGAAATCTTCCAAGATTGTCTTGCCATCTGCGGCGAGGGTCAGCACCTTTGCTATGTACCCCTCATCTTCTTCAGAGAAGAACAAGTGGATATTGGCCTTGTATTCATGTTCATCCATCACTCACCCCCGATCAGGTCTGGACTTAAATTATTGGAGTTTATCCAATTCTGCGTGCAACTCCTTGTCGGCCATTTCGTAAAGAACGTTGTAATTCCACTTACAATCCCTGAAACATCGTCCATCGAAATCCCAATCCGAAATGAGTTCAGAAATCTCGGCCAAAATTTCCTTGTCTGTGTCGTTCTCAACCGCGAACCCCTCAATGCCGATCTGTGCATAGGTGGACCCCTCTGACCAATCTCCTCGATTCTTCGCCAAGTAATACGCAAGTTTAAGGTATTTATCTCTCGACAGAAGGTAATCAATGGCATCATCTTCTGAATGAAATTTCTGCCCGTATTTTGCCTCAAGTTGGCCGATGTATTTTAGTTTCTCTGCTTTTTGGATTGCAACTTCACGTTCTTGCGCTGCATGCTTTCGGGATCGCTCTTCAGCGTCTTTGTGTTCTTGTATGCGTTTCAATACAGAGGTCCGCAGGTCGTGAACCTTTGATGCGCCGGTGGATCTTTCGATGGTGTTTAATGACCTAAGCCACCCCGCCGTCACTTCTTTAGTTTTAAATGTCCGGGGATTCGTTCTTTCTGTAACCGTTTCCCTGAACCCAAGATTGCGAAAGACGGCATATAGCGTGTCGTATATCTTCTTGTTGTTTTCTACCGCGACCTCGTTCTCTTTTATGGTTTCAAGGTCTTGGGCGTATATGCGCTCAACCTCGCCTACCGAAACCTTTTGTGGTTCCCAATGTTGTGAATAAAACTGCCGAACCATCTGGTATGGTTTGATTTCCATAATGGTGCCACCGGCAAGCGATGTTGATATCTCTGCCAGCTTTTTATTCGCTGCATCTCGCTCACCAACAACTGCATCAATGTACTTATGGGCTTGTTCCACGTTCCAATTACTCATCACTCACCTCCGATCAGGTTAAGGATGTCGGAGAGGGGAAGCCACCTCTCGGCAAACACCTGGTTCCATCCAAGCGTGAGATAGTAGCCATCCCTCAAGGCCGACTGAATCAAGAACATTTCGTCAAGCCTGTCCACCGGGATCTCACCTGTCCGAAACGTGAGGGCAGGCCACCTGTCTTTATCTTTTTTAATAACTTCCGTCGCATCGTCAATCCAGTATTGGCTTTTTGCGTTTTCAGGATTGAGTAAAGCGGAAAGAATGATATTGTGCGCCCTGGTTATCGGATTGTCGCTCATCCCTGCCTCCTTGCCCATTCTGCAATCAAAAGATTAAAACGCCAATGACGGCTGAAAGGTCCCTTCAAGAGTGGCCCCCTTTTTGATATTGTCCATAGCCCACATAGGCTGTAAGTTTTTAAGTGACCAACACCTCTGAAAATCTATGTGTTTGGGCGACGTGAAATTAAAGGCAGAGATTGGAATAATATGATCTATGTGCCACTCACCATAATTGTCCCAACTCATCCCCGGAAGGAATTGTTTTTCAAGGTGATGCTTGAGTTGCGAAAAACTGTAACCGACAAGACCCTCCCATTCCCTGCCGCCCTTGCCACCATAGATAGATTTTCTTATTCCAGAAGCCATCGCCGAAGAAAGCCTAAACATAGGGTCAAGGCGCTTTCGTTCCTTATATTTTCGCCTTACCTCTTTTGCCACTGTCGGATTTAACACCAACCATGCTTTTCTATATTCCCTCATTCGCTCTGCGTTAGCCGCCCTCCATTCTGCGTTCGCTTTTTTCAAACTTTCCTTATTTTCTTCATAATACGCACGCCTTTTATCCTTTAGCGCCGCTTCATTTTTTGCAGTCCAAGCAGCTTGACTGGCCCTCTTTCTGTCTGGATATTTTTGTTGCCATTGTCTTGCGTTTTCTGCTGCACATCTCTTGCACATATTGCGGTCTTTTTTAAACAATTCAAGCGCTTTCCTTACGCCACACTTATAACATGTTCTCGTCTGTCCCGGTCGGTTACTCATTGCTGAATTCCCTTATCCGTATGCGGGTCCTTGGTATTTCGGAATAGACCTTCTTCGCCTGAACATAAGCTACCTGTGAATCATCCCTCCAGGCCACACCGTTCAGGCAATCTTTGACAAATTTCAGCAAATTATCAGTATCCGGTTTTTTAACATGGGGAAACGGCCCACAATCCAGAAGCCGTTTAAGGGTCTTTTTCGGGGCCGACCCTGGAAGGGGCATACCGAACCAGCACTCAAGGGCAATCGCTGTTCCTGGGGGCAATGGTAAAGCCTCACCGTATCCCTTGGTTCTGATTTGATCCATTATTGAGAGAATGAACCGCCCCTCTTCCGTTTCCTGGCAGTTGTATGTCCCGACGACTTTCCCCCGCCGGACAAACCGGGGCCGCTTCTTTGCGATAGGAACGCCCGGAACGGTGAAAGAAAAGGCGATTGCCCCAGTCTGACCCGGATCAATGCCGATGGTGGTCATTTCCGCACCCGCCTTGTTGAGAGCGGCACGGGCTTGGGTGTAGGGGCTTCCTTCGTTCTTTTTGTGCATGAATATATCGCCGTATTCTACGAACCGCTTCAGCGCTTCAACAAGCTCGTAGTGAGAGTTGACGGCACAGACGATGATTCGTGCATTAGGTTCGTCTTGCTCGTCCATTTTATCAACGGGTGATACCTTGGCGATGATCCTCTTTTGTCCCACCGTCGTTATGAGGATTTCGTCACCACCGCCATCCTTGCGGGTTCCTATGACGCCTTCCCACGGCAACGCTGTATGTTCCATCTTCCACCCCCTACCCCTCCCGGTTTTCCATTGCGGGATTGTTTTTGTGCTGCTTGTTGGGTTCATCCTTCCGTCTTTTGTCCTGAATGGATATCTCTCCCGTTTCCCAATTAAAGTTATGGATGAAGGAGTCGTGATCGAGGTTGTACCTGGATTCCAACCGCTCCCACCATGACGCTCGTTCCCTCTCAATTATCCCCATTTCCCTGCGGATGAAGGCCGACCTATACTCAAGACCCTTAAAGGCGTCACAAATATCCTGATCTACTTTTTCCACTACAACGTCACCTACCTTATATACGATCATCCCTTCTCTCCTTTCTTCTTCTTCCACCCGGCGCACCAATCACTGGGGCCGGGGTCTTTGCCCTCCTCTTTACGCCACCAGCACTTAGGGGTCAGGTAGAGGCGGCAGGTTTGGCAGGTCTTCATCGTGGTTCCTTTTTATCGGGGGACCGCCAAAGACGGCCCCCCTCTATGATTACCCCCCCCGATCAACCCGAGGGGAGGATGGGGGCTAAGACCAGGCGGGGCATCCTTCACGGTGCTTGCAGTCCTGGCACTCAGAAACCGGAACCTGTTTCATCTGATCGGGACAGGCCTTCTCGGATGGGAAGTCGGGGGCGTCCGTTTCGGGCCTTGCCGCTTCCTGTTTCTTCGATCCCTTGATTTTCGCCTTCAAGTCGTCATTGCCGGACTTGGGCAGGGCCTCCTGAACCACTTCGAACCAATCGGCTTGTGTGCTCATGCCGTCCTTGAGGGAGTTGTAAATCTTCCGAAGTTGGATCAACTGTGCCGGTGTGATAGTATCGAGTCGGCGCTGAATCCTCTTTTCAATCTGCTCCTTCGTGACCCCCATGGCTGCGAATACTTCCACCAGTTTTTTAAGGGCCGCCTCGGATGTGTCGGCTTTAGCTTTCAATGTGGCTTCGCATTGGATAACCGCCGAGTCGATGACATCCCCCGGAATGATCCCAAGGATACAGGCCCGGAGCCTCCTGGCGCCCTGGTTGGCGACGGCTTCGTAAATGTCCCTGGGATCCTCCAGCTTATAGCTCCCCTTCTTCGTGTGCCTGGTATGCTTCACCTGGAAGGTTTTGGTCTGCCGGACGTTTGATTCCATGTCCCAGGCGAACGTCTCGACGGTGCTTTCCCCGTTCCTCTGCTCCAGTTCCTTCACCCCGAACTGAAGGTTTCCCCAGTTCTGCGCTATGGCTTCGGCAAGGCGAATTGAGGGGCCGGTGATTTCCGTCCCTCCACGGGCGTAGGTGTAAAGGGCTTGCTCTGCCAATCCGGGGCGCTGACAGGCAACGGCTATCCGGTCCATGCTTTCAATCTGACTCCGGGGGAATTTCTTCGCAAGGACGATGGCGCTTTGCACCTCCGCCATGGCCCTTTGCTGTTCCACTTCGACAAGCACTTGTCCCTGTGGTCTTGCCACAATGGGCGCTCCATCATAAACGGTCTTTTCTTCCATGATATTCTCTCCCTTACTTCAAGAGAAACCGCCTTGACGGTTCTCCGGTTGCGATGAATTTCTCGTAAACATCCGGCAGCTCTTTTTGGAGGGCCTTTACATCGAAACCCTTCCGCCCCTTGGCGAGTTTGTAGGTGACAAGGGGTGTCCCGTCAGAAAGAACAAGGGTGTCACCGATATCCCCGAGGTATTTGATGAGGTCTCCCTTGTATTGCTCCTCCTGGGCCTCAAGGGTGCCGATCTGGAGCCTTACGGCCCGGAGGCGTTCAACGATATCAGCTTCCTTTTCGGAGGCAATCAAGACCCCCTCGGCCTTGCTCTTGCCGTATCTCTGAACGGCATCGGCATAAGAAACCGGATCAGGGGGATTCCCGGCCTGAACCCGTTCCCAAAACTTTGTGCAAGCATCAATGATAAGTTCCTGTAGTTCGGTATCGGCTTCGACTTCATAGAGACAGGGGCTTCCGCCACCGATTGACACGGCTACATCCGTGACATCGAAAGAAGTGACGGTCATGTAATGCTGAACCTGGAGAATGTAATAGTCGGGGATCTCCCCCGTTCCCGGTTTCCCCCAATCCTGGCCTGACCGTGCCGTCTTGATTTCGACAACTCGGCGGTCATCCGTGAACCCGTCGAGGTTCGCCAGGAGGAAGGGATATTTTTCGTGATACAGAATCTTATCGGGGAGCCTCACGGGTCGTCCGGTTTGATCGGAATACCATTGGCGGATCGCCGGTTCCATGCGCTTGCCCCAATCCGTTGCCTCGTTTCCCTGCCAGTCCTCTACCTCCTTTCGCTTCTCCTGATAGACCCGAAATGGCGTCTTCCAGGGGTTCAGCCCCATGATGGCGGCAACATCTGAACCGCCTATGCCTTTTCGCCTTTCTTCAAGCCATTGTGCGCTTTCCATAGCCTCTCCTTTCACTTCTTCCATGCCCCCTTGTCGTTCTTGTCCACCCAGGCATTTATCGCGTCGAAGTTCTCCACGATGGCCCGGGCCTTCTTAACCCCGACGATGAGGTAGTCCGTTTCCCCGTCCTTCTTCTTCCCGACTTCGATCTTGATGATCGGGAATCCCTTGTACTCGCTTTCGATAATCATCCTTCTCTCTCCCTTCTCCTGTACTCATCCCTGATCAATTCCATATCTCCCCGCAGCCGGTCCCTCTCGTCCTGTTCGTCCCGGGTGAGGCGGTCTGCCATTTCAAACGACCGGAGCTTCTTCCCCAGCTTCCCCAGTTCGATGAGGAGGTCTGCACGGGTCATGTTTTGGAGTTCAGCGGGGGTCACGGGCGGCCTCCTCGGTCAACTCCTTCCGGTAACTCTCGTATGCCCGGATCATCTTTTCCTTTTCCCGCATAAACGTAAGAAGTTTGGACCGGACCAGATGCACCTTGAAAGAATCGTCCGCATCCCGGCTCTCAATGATGGCCCCGATATCGTCAACCAACTCGTTCAAAAGTCCGTAGTCGCTTCCCGTTGCCATGATTCACTCCTCCCATTCCTCAATCACTCCCCGGGGGAAGTAGGCCCATTGATTGGGACCGAAATCATCCCACCTGTGCATAAATGCCCACCCATCCCCAAGTGTCCTAAATGCCTTTTCGCGCGCGGCCCTCTCGTCCCTGGCATTGATGACAAGAACCCCGTCGGGGTGAGCTAATGAATATCGGGGATGAGCCTCGCGACGGTATAGCTGTCCAAAAGTAACGATGAATTTACTCAAATCCTCACCTCCCACAAACTCTTTATTTTCTCCCACAGCCCCCGCCTCGGCGTGACCGGGACGGGAAGGGTTGTCGGGGATGTCACCGAACCAATGCTCACAAGCACTTTCCCCGTTGTCATAGGTGAAAAGATACTTGTCTTCCTGCGAGTCGTAGGTGTACCGTTGACCGCACTTCCGGCAGGTATGTTGCTGATAACGGATAACCATGG